CAGGAACTGTAATTGAAAAATCAACTAAAGCAACCGATGGTCTCATACCCGGAACTTTTAATCCATAAGTTTTTGCTATATTAAAAACTGACGACCTTTGTTGAGCATATTGAAGAACTGTCTCTTGAATACTTCTATCAATGTTAAATTGTAAGTTATCCGTTACCGCAGCGTTCAAATCTAATAATACAGAAAAAACAGACGCGTCATTGAAGTTTTGAATCGTGTCCGGATAATACGTTTTAGTGAAGTTAATTAACTCAGTTCTGATTGATTGGAAATCCCTTGTTGTGTAGGAAATTTTCTTGTTTGCCATAATTTTATATATTAATAATTACAAAGTCACTACTATTAAACACATCATTGTTGATGGTGTAATCAATCTTAACTTTCGCTGTATGTTCTTTATTCGACATATTTGGTACCCGAAATATTCTCTCATCGTTATCATTTATATAACTACCTTTATCTTCACTACCCTCTGAGGCGGCTTGGACACTAATGTTAGTTATTGTTATCCCCGGTAAATAGTTTCCCGCGGATTCTCGTATTTCAGATTCTATTTCTGAAAATGTTGGACCATCTAATGGTTCAAAAATAAACTCATATAATCTTGTCCCAAAATCCGGTAAATAATATCTACTACCTTTTCTTGTTAATAAAAGGTGTATTAAGTTAGACCTAATCTCTTGGTCATTATAATCTGATAAATCTAAGTATTTCCCATCAAAAGATTCTCTGAAAGGAAAAGTTAAACCATATGTTGTTCCATCTGCCATAACTATAAATATAGTGTCGTAATTATTTCTTATAAATAGAGTAAAATAAAAAATCACGACCGAAGTCGTGATTATTGTTATAATTATTTTAATTTAATTAAGAACCACACCCAAAACACTCAAATTCTGTGTCAGTAGGTTTTTGTGTTAAATCTACCGTTGGTTTTTCAATAGTCTTTGGTTGTTGTACTTTTGTAATATCAACTGCCAAATGTTTTGCCCCGGTTGATATTGCTTTTGTTCTAACATAGTAACAAAGAGTTTTTAATCCTTTACCCCAAGAATGGAAGTGAGATGATGAAATCTTTGATAATGTTGGTTCAGACATATAGATATTCATCGACTGTGATTGGTCAATAAATGGTGCTCTGTCAGCCGCCATATCAATAAGTTCTCTTTGAGATATTTCCCAAATTGTTCTATATTTAGGAATTAAATGTTCAATTCTTTTTACCTTTTTATTGTAATTCTTATCTTCCGTGTCCAAATAATGATTAAAGTTAATGTTTTGAACAGAACCTTCATTCATTATGATTTCATTTTTTAAATCCTCACACCAAACACCTAACTTTTCAAAATCGTTAATTAAGTATTTATTAACAATTAAAATTTCTCCCCCAACCACACGACGATTAAATAATGCCGAGTGAGCCGGTTCTGTCATTTCAAATGAACCTGTGATTTTAGCCGAAGATGCTACCGGCATCTGAGCCGTAAATAATGAGTTACAAACCCCGTGGTTGGACACCTCTAATTTAAGTGAGTCCCAATCCCACATTCTACCTAATCCTTCGTAATCTAATCCCCACATATCAAATTGAAATATCCCTTTTGACATTGGTGACCCTTTAAAGAATTTATATGGTTTGTATTCACCTGTTTTACATAAGTTCATACTTTCGGTGATTGCAGCAAAATAGATTGTTTCAAAAATTTCTTTGTTTAATTGTTTTGCCTCTTCAGTCGTGAAGATATAATCCATTAAGAAGAATACGTCAGCAAGACCTTGAGTTCCAATCGCAATCGCTCTTTGTTCTAAACCACCTTTTCTACCTTGTTCAGTTGAGTAACTATTAATGTCAACAACTTTGTTAAGTGCTCTAACAACCTTTCTAACCTCACTGTAAAGTAACTTGAAATCAAACTCACCTTTAATAATAAAGTTTTTCAATACCATAGATGATAATGTACAGATTGCTGTGGTGTTTTCATCAGTATATTGGTAAATCTCATTACATAGGTTAGATTGTTTAATCACCCCAATGTTTTGATGGTTTGTTTTTCTGTTTGCACTATCTTTAGAACATAAGTAAGGAACTCCGGTTTCAACCTGAGATTCAATAATTTTATTCCAAATTGTCTGAGCTTTCACTTTCTTACCTAAACCAAGTTCAACCGCTTTGTTGTAGTTTGATTCATACTCATCACCGTAAGCCTCTTGTAATGGTTTAATACCCGCTTTAACAATGTCGTTAGGGCAGAATAAGTACCAATCATCATTGTTCTTAACCGCGTTCATAAAGTTGTCCGGTAACCAAATTGACGTAAACAAATCTTTTGCTCTCAACTCCTCAGCACCTGTATTCTTTTTGATTTCAAGTAAGTCCATAATGTCTTTATGCCAAGGTTCTATGTAGATGGCGGCGCTACCCGGTCTTCTACCTTGTTGATTAAAGAATCTCAGTCCTTCGTTAACAATCTTTAGGTATTTCAATAAACCACCGGCAAATCCACCTGATGAGTTAATACGACTCTCTTTACTACGAATGTTAGACATACATAATCCAATACCTGCAGCATCTGATGAATACGTTGAAATATCATTAAAGGTGTCTAATAAACCTTGTCTTGAATCCCCGTTATTGTATTTCAACACACAGGACGCTAATTGAGGTGTTTTAGTTCCCGCATTAATCATAATTGGGGTTGCCGGAGAGATAAGTTGATTTGATAACGAATTGTAGTATTCAACCGCCTCTTCAAATGATTTAGTAACCCATAAAGCAACTCTCATATACATATGTTGCGGTCTTTCAACAACAACACCTTGTGGAGTCTTCAACAAATACATTTCCTGTAATGATTTCCACGCAAAATAATCAAAATTGTAATCATTCTCGTGATTTATTACAGAATCAATATCCCCCCAACCATATTCGTTAATAGTATCAATTAATATGTCATTAATAACTCCATCCTCGTGTAAACGTTTCATAGTATTACAGAAACTTTCGTCAGTTTCTTTATGATACGCAGAAATAGCCACCGAAGAAGCCAATCTTGAATAATCGTGATGACTACCGGTATAAGCCGCAGCAATCTCGTAAACCAATTTATCTAACTCTTTTGTGGTAATCACACCTTCAGTCGGAACAGAAGTAATCACCTTAATGAATACCTCATCAGCATTAACGTTTAACCCTTTAGCAGCTCTTTTTACTCGACTGTATATTTTTTGGGGGTTAAACGACACCTCGTCACCCCCTCTTTTTTTTATCTTTAATGACATCATATTTTAAAAATCTTCTGTAAATGTTAATGACTCACCTAATTTCGCCTTTTGGTATTCCATAGTTCTTGACTCAAAGAAATTACCCTTTGTCTCGACAGCTATTTGTTCCATAAATTTGAATGGTTGTTCCACATTAAAATGTTTCTTACATCCAAACTTAACTAATAGTCCGTCAGTTACAAATTCAAGATATTGTTTCATCAAATTTGAATTCATACCTATTAAAGATACAGGTAATGACTCAGTAATAAACTCTTTTTCAATCTCTAACGCAGATAATAAAATTTCTTTAATTCTTTTCTCTGTTGGTTTGTTCTCAACGTGATTGTTAATCAAATGGATAGCAAAATCACAGTGTAAGTTTTCATCTTTAAAAATAAGACTATTAGCGTTACACAATCCTTGCATAATTCCTCTTGATTTCATCCAAAAGATAGAACAGAATGAACCGGAGAAGAATATACCTTCAACCGCCGCAAACGCCACTAATCTTTCTTGAAATGAAGAGTTTTCAATCCAATCAAGAGCCCATTTAGCTTTCTTTTGAACGGCAGGTAATCTGTCAATTGCGTGAAAACATTCATCCTTTTCTTTCTCGTCAGATACGTAAGTATCAATCAATAATGAATACATTAATGAGTGAATGTTCTCCATCATAATTTGGAATCCGTAGAAGAACTTTGCTTCAGCATATTGAACTTCTTTTAAGAAATTCTCAGCCAAGTTTTCATTAACAATACCATCAGACGCCGCAAAGAACGCTAATACATTTTTAAGGAAGAACCTCTCATTATCAGATAGATTTTCCCAATCTCTAATATCGTTAGATAAATCCACTTCTTCTGCCGTCCAAAACGCGGCTTGGTGTTGTTTATAAAATTCCCATATATCGTTATGTTCTATAGGGAAGATAACGAATCGGTCATTATTCGGTTCTAATATTTTTTCTTTCATTTTAAATTAATTTTGTTGTTGGTTTTTTTCTTTTCTCTTGTCTAACAAGTCTTTGATTCTTTGTCTATTTCTTTCTTCGGTTTGTTCTTCTAATCCTAAGAATGTTACTGAACTTTCAGTATCAATCTCCAACATACCATTGTCAAATTTACAATTCTCAAAGACAACACCATCATCACCAATCCGTGATTTAGTAATTGCGATTGTTGCTAATTTCATTTCTTTTTGTTGTAAAGATTTAGCCACGGAAATGATTACGTGTCCAACCTGTGCTTTTTTAATAGACCCACCCATTTGGTCGGTTGTAACAACATCAGACGATATTGAACTTCTATTACCCTGAGTCGCTGTCCATCCTACCAAATCAAGTTCGTGACACATAGATTCAAAACCTCTCATCACAGACCCTTCAGATTTCCATTCATCCCCCAAGTTTTTATCCGGTACCACACAGTCAATGTAGTCCAATAATACCATATCAATTTTGATTCCTTCTGAAATCATTTTTCTGATTTGATTCTTAATCTGCATCATTGTTACAGTATCGGATGGAAGTTTTTTAAGTATCAATTCATTAGGCATTTTTTCCTTAATTTCTTGAACTTTAGTTATTACTTCATCTTTTCTAATAGACAATTCATCCGGATGGATTTTTGTCCATAATGTAATGTGTTTACGTTGAATAATCTTTGGGTTATCCTCAAAGAATATTTGTAACACATTATATCCCAAATTAAATGCGTGATTTGAGATTTTTGTAAGTAAAGTAGATTTACCTACACCTGTTGGTGCTAAAATAACACCGATTTCACCTTTAGCCAACCCTCCTTTTAAGAGTCTATCTATCCCCGGAATACCCATTGGTATCGGATGACGATAATCCTCGTTTAGAACATCATCTAAATTGCTGAAAACACTTTCCGTTCCCTTATCGTGTTCCCCAACCTGAAGAGCTTTACTCACCATCTCTTCTAATGTGTCGTAACTCTCAAATTCACCAGTGTCGATGATTTTTTGAGCTTTAACCATTACTTTCTGTAACTCCTGTTGTTTACAGAACTTCATCGATTTTTCTTGCACAAACTCAGCCCCTTCAAGCGTAGACTCCTTAACTTTTGTAAGGGTATCAATAATTATTTTTGCTGCTAGAGGTTGTTGTATCTCAGATTTTGTAATTTGTTCTAATGTGTCAAAGGTTGGTGTGTGTTCGTATTTTGTATAATACTCCTTAATCATTTGGATGATTAATTTGAAATATTTATTCTCAAAATAACTTGTTTCAATCACATCTATAATTGACCGTGAAAAGTCTTTGTCGATAATGATTTGGTTTAGTAATTGTATCTGAAAGGTGCTACCTAGATACTCGAAATTTTTGTTTGACGCCATATATTTTTTCTTTTAGTGTAATAATAAATACTACACACTTAGGGTAACATCTAGATATTTTTTTGTTAAATTTTTAGATGAAAAGATGTCAGTCAAGTTCATCAATAGGTTTTTTAGGTGTGGGCGTACATCCACAGTATATCTTATCTTTGGAGGGTATACTTTTGCGTCCACCTGTCTATGACAAATTGTCACATCATTTTGTTTGATGAAGATGTTAAAGTACTCCGGACCGTCCGTATTAGACGTTTCCAAAATAGCCGGATTGTTAATAATTTCGTACAGATTATCCGTCATATACGTTACGGTTTTCAACGACAATTGTTTTTGAATGTCGTCTTTAAATTCACGAAGTAATTCGTAAAGTTCCAAAGAGTTTTTACCCTCATTATTGAACTCTCTCACGTTAAAAAATCTTTGCACAATGATGTTATCATTTACCATCATTAAGAATTCTAATTTTACCGATTCTTGGTCTTTCATAGCTTTAGTTAATTGTTTTTATAATTTCTTTTTTCTTTTCTTGTTAATTTCATAAAGGGTCTAACAAAATTCACCCAAGCATCATCCCCCTTTGGTAGATACTTAAAAAACCCGTCTTCCATCATCATCTTAATAAGTCCTCTATGACCCCTACCATCAGGGTCTAAAGTTTCTTTATAATACAATTCAACAAGTTCTTTAGCATCATCAGTAATTAATGGGTTTGATAAGTTTATGATTTTTTCATTTATCACAAAAAATTCATCACCATAAACACCACTTTTAGTTTTACCGGATAAAAGATTTTGTAATGTCTTATTATCTTTATTCTCCTTTAGTAGAGTTTCTGCCTTTTCTAAAATATCGGTGATTGAAACCGGTTTTTCAAGTAGCTCAGGAAAAAACTTTATAAGTGTTTTCTCCCCCAACCCTGAAATACCATCAATATTATCCGATTTATCTCCCGATAAAATTTTATAAGTTCTAATGTTTTGATGCGGAAATTCGTAAAAATCACATTTGATTTTACTTCCAACGTGATAAGTTTGTTTGGTTCTCGGATAAAACACCGATACCTTATCCGAGATTAATTGGGTAAGGTCTTTATCCCCCGAATAGATGGTCTTTTGTTCGTTCTCCGAGATTTGGCAGTAGTAAGCAATCAAATCATCTGCTTCGTTATTATCTACGTTGATTTGTCTTATATAACAGTCCTCCAAGTATTGTTTGATTCTTTCTTTCTGCTCAGTGAAAGAATCTAACTTATACTCGTTGTCTCTGTCTCTACGTTGTTCTTTATATTGGGGATAAATAAGTTTTCGAGTCGAAGAGTTATCATCACCGTCCCACATAACAACAACCTTATCAAAGTCTTGTTCGTCTATGAAACGTCTAATGGTATTCACAAAGTGCCATAAGGCACCTATGTGTTTTCCATTGTGATAATAATCTTTAACCCCGTGGAATCCAATCTTTACTAAATTGTTTCCGTCAACCAAAAGTGTTTTAGTCACTTGTTTTTGTTTGTATTCGTTACTACTCTTTTTCTTCTACCTCTTTTTCTTCTACCTCTTTCAAATCGTAATCACCATCTGTTCCGATGATATTCTTCCAATATTCAGAGTATTCTTTTTTGTATTTCTCAATAGACGCTTTTTCTTCGGTAGTTTCTTTACCTGCCAAGAATCCGTGAGGTGTTACAATAATCTTACCATCTTCATAACCCAATCCGTTGATGTGGTTTTTCATTACTGAGATTTTAGTTCTCACAGCAAATTTGATAGTTCTTTTATCTTTAGTCGCGGTAATCTTTGTTGTTCCCGCACCTTTTTCATTCCCGAAACGGAAAACTAATGAGGAGTTCAACCAAATCGCCTCACCACCTTTAGCCTTAATTTTAGGTTGTCCAAATGGATTATCCGGAAGTTCAACCCAAGGTTGGTTAACAATAACCAAAGTATTCTCATATTTAGAATCCGCTTTACGACTTCCCGATATTCTTTGATTGATACCCATACCAATTTTGTCAGCCAACGCCGCCGCGTTATGTTGTTTACCACCTTTACCTTCAAAAGTCATTTTACAAGGAACTGAACCAACAGAATCCCATAAGAACAATAAACTATAATCTAATTCACCTTTCTCTTGAGCGTCAAGTAAACTATTAATGTAATCTGTAATTTGTTCTATATAACTAAAGTTATTATTGAAGATGTAGAACCCGTCCCATTCTAATTCACCCGTTTCTTCATCAACCATTTCTTCACAATCAAAACCCATAAGTTTTGCGTGTTCAAATGACCACTTTTGTTCGGTAATAATGAATACCGGTAATATTTGTTTTTTCTGAGCATCAACAGCACATTTCACCAACGCAGTTGTTTTACCTGTATCTGAGTGACCCAAGAACATATTTAAGTGTCCTATAGCCGGTCCCGGAATACCAACAGCATCCAAAAAGTCAGGACCTAAGTCGAAAAACCTTTGTGGTTTGTATTTTGCAGATGTCGAGAATTTGTCCTTAATGGACTTAAAATCGTGTTTTTTAATCGCCATATGTCTAAGTTAAATTAATTTTTTGAGTTTTTTTAGACAAGTTGGACACTAATTATGTCTTAGTGTCCAAGTTATTTGTCCAAGTTTTTTTTTGATTAGAATGGCATATCATCATCCTCTTCAGCGCCCGCTTGTGGGTCAATTGGAGCCGATGGTTTAGAACCACCAAATGAAGTTTCACTTTCATCAGAGTTACCATAATCGTAACCACCTTTGTCAGTATTCCATTTTGGAGATTCGCCTCTTGCAATAGCTTCTAAGTATTCAACCGGTTTTTTAGAGTAAACATCTTCCCAAGTTAATTCATCGTTAACCCAACTTTCAGAAAGTTTTGTGTCTTCGTGAATTGGAGCCGCGTCATCATACATAACTGTCTGAATTACCGTGTAAACCGCCCCTTTTGGAGTTTTAGCTTTTGTTAATTCAAGGATAAGGTCTCTCCCTTTTTCAGGGTCAGCAATATCTCCTTTGTTTCTGTAGATAGGGATGATTTTGTCATAGATACCCTCATTTTTGTAGTTAGATTTAAATCTCCAAAATTTAACTCCATCTTCTTCGTTATCTCTATCGATAACTTTAACAATGTAGAATTTACGTGATAAATAAGTAGATGACAATTTTTTGTCATTTTCATTACCTGTCGAACGAAGTTCTTCGTAAACCTCAGTTAAAGGTGAACGTTCATTGTCATTTTTTCCCGGGTCATAAAATTTTTGGAATTTTCCATCAACTTGAATCTCGTGGTACCAAACTTCTTTAAATGGTGAAGAACCATCTGTAGTTGGTAAGATTCTTAATCTTCGTTGACCTTGAGTTTCCTTATCTGAAAGGATAGCCGCGAAGTATTTTTTCATTCTTTCTTCTTGTGTAAATTTTGAGGTAGAAGAAGTACTACCTTGTTTTGCTTTCTCGTATTGAGCCAAAACTGCGTCTAATGAATTTGTCGCCATAGTGTTTAAAATATTTAAAGGTTTATAAAAGTATAAGTGTCAGCCGTGTGTTTGTCAAATTGTTTTGTAAAAAAAAAAGGGTACTAAGACCCTTTTAATTATCTTACTTGTTGGAACCCTGATGAAGAATCATCAAAATTTCTAAATGTTTTTTTAATTTCGATTGGTGAATAATCTTGAACCTCATCTTGAGTTAAAACATACTCATTTTTTCCTGATTTTTCCATATCCTCTTCCTTATCATCAAAGAATTGACTTAATTTTTGATTGAATGGTCCTGAATCTAATGTTCTTAATTCTAATCTTTCTTGAGGAGTTTTTTCTCTATATTTTTCAATTTTCATTTCTAAGTCATTTAACTTAGTCATAATACCGTCCATTTCACCTAACTTAGATTCTAAATTATCTAAATGTTGGAATAGGTTATCAAAATATTCCTCTTGTTTTTGTTCAACTTTTTTCTGAGATTTTACTAAATCAGTAATATCCATTTCTTCAGTTTTACCTGTTTCTCCATCACCCTCAACTTTTTCAACATCAGGGTCATTGGATAAATCCACAGGTTGAGGTCCTGTAGGTGCTGCCGGTGCCGCCATACTTGGGTCAACAGGTGCCGGAGCACCTCCTGCCGGTGGTAAAGCGTTTGGGTCTTCACCCGGTGGTGGAGGTAATGTAGCGTCTTGCTCTACAATATAATTATTAATTGAATTATATCTAGCAATCTCTTCTAAAATCCTATTGTCTATTTTTTTCATTTTATCCGTTTAATAATTGTTTTACACCAGTTGTTGTTTCAACTTGAATTTTTCTATTTTGACTCATTGTATTGTCAACTCTTTCTATTAGACCATCTTTCATTCTAATTGTATAACAATCTCCTGACTCTAAATCACAAATTTGTTTTGAACCGTTACCCATATCTTTTTCAGTAGTACGAGTTTTTTTACCTAAGTAATTCTCTAATAATGATTTTGTATCCATAATCTTTTTTATATATAAATATCTGTTAGTTAAGAAAAATTTAATTTAACATTTTGTTCCATTCTTAGAACAAGGTTTTCCATCCCAAATAATTTCCATACCGGTATACGGATTAGGGTAACAATTACAACATATGTCATCTTTAATTGCATCCCAATCACCAACATCAATTATTTGACGATACGTAAATCCTTCACCAGGACAATCCAACGGCATAATGACCTTATTACGTACAAATCTTAAATCTGAAAACGCATTAATTTTAACAATAAAAGCATTTTGATAAGTATTATCATTACGAACTAGTTCTATCGCCTCAATAACGTTAGCATTAGTTATGAATGAACCTGTATTATTTTTATTAGTGTTCATAGTAAAAGTAGCAATTTCAACTAAATCCATTTGACCCGGAAGATATAATTTAGCAGGATATGATTGACTTAAAATATTACCATTACTAAGAATAACAAAATCACCACTTAAAGACCCATTACTATTTATTTTTAAATTTTTAAAAAAATAAGTGTTTAAAACTAACGACTCTTCAAGAATACCTTTATCCCCACTAGTTGTTGGTGGTATTGCTGTTGGTGCCGGTGTTGTCGCCGGAGGTGTTTGATTAGTATTATTCCCACTTGTTGGATTATAAACATTAATAGCGTTTTGAACATTATTTTCAATTGTTGTCACGTCAGTCGGGTTTAGAGTTGTATATTCTGTCTCCGGTGAAATACCGCTTTCACCATATAATATTAAAAATTTAGTAATATCTTTAGCACTAATACTATTAATTTTACCAACTCTATCTTTATATCTTGAAATTAAAAAATCAATATTTTGACTCAAACTTTTAAATGTAATATAAGGAATATTTGAATCACTACAATAATATTTTTTTGTTGTAAAGAATGTCTCCACGGATGGTCCCCAATCTTGTTTCAAATCAGTATTACTATAATTGAATGATTGAGATTGCAACAACCCACTTTGAGACGAGCTTAAATACATTTTAGCAAAAACAGCATATCGTATTTTTTGGTCTGTTGTTTTTGTTGATATTATATCAACCACTTCTTTATATGTTGCACTAGTCGCATTTTTAGTGTCTGTCGCGATAAACTTAACATACTTATCATTTTTAACCTTACTTGGTGGACATTTTTGACTATTACTTTGAGTTGTACCATCTTGGTCAACACTATCACTAACTACAGCAGCGTTCTGAGTAATACTGTTAGTGGTTGTTGCCGAGAGTGCCGCCTTTTCTTTTTCCTGTTTATTTTTTTTATTTTCATCAATTATTGATTGTAATAATGTTGTTTTAAGAGATTGAATATAATTATCTAACTTGGGTAAAGATGCTGTTGGTTGTCTAATACCTTCAAATGTTGTATCAAAATGTCCCGGTGTTATTGAGTGATTAACTTTTTGTATCATATATGGACCACTAAACATTGGGACGTGTCTTAAATTAAAATACATCGTTGGTTGTATCATAGCATTACCCATCATACTAACAGTACAAGAATAACTTCTATTTTTATATAAATTATATAATGAAGTATTCTGAGTTGCCCCTCCTCTATTATTTGATTGATTCGCCATTTGATTTAATACCTCTAATGATTCCGCAGTCGCTAACCCCGGATTTTGACTAATATTAAACCCGTGAAATATTGATTGATTTTGTGGTCCAAAATCTACATTAAACCCAACAACCTTATTTGATTTATCCCAATCATTTTTACCTATTTGATTTTCAACCAATGGATTATCAACACGTCTCAAATCAAACGCATCATTTCTATAACGGTAATCAACATTCTCTTTTAAGTCTAATTGTTCACTTGGTTTTCCGGCGTAAAAACAAACCATCTTAGCAGATGAATTTCGATAATCAACATTCATAAATGTCCCAAATAAAGTGTTTGCAAACTCTAAAGTCCCTTCAGGTTTTGGTTTTGGATTCTTAACCGCATCTTGGACATTATAAAAATTAACATATGACGGTATATTCATAACTACAAAATTATTTCTAACTAAAATAGTTTGAATATACGTTAACATTGTTGAAGCAACATTAATTTCTTTTAAATCATCTTTTAATTTTTGAACATCCACTAAAACTAAATTACCAACATCTCTACTCGCTCTATCTAATAGTAAGACATCTTCAAATAATGTTTTTTCTTTAAAGTCAGTCCCGGAAATCCATTTATCGTTTGTTGCTTTAAATGATTCCCATAATTCAAGTTTAGTTTGTTTACTTTCTAACACCGTTTCAGGTTTAGTTTGTGGTGTAAAATTAACGTTTGGTAATGATTTTTGTAATTTAATCATAAGATTATTGATAATTCTATTGTTAAACAAATCTAAATTATCTAAATAATCATTCATTAATTTAACAAACTTTTCGTAATTTAAAGTATTATCTTTTAATTTCTGAGTAGCATATATTTTAATAATAGGTGCCAATTTTTCAATGTTATACACATCAAAGGCGACATTACAATCTATAAAGAAATCAGTAATATATGAACCACCATCTTTATACGTTAATTGAGGTATTTCAGAAAAACCAACGTATGTCTCCAAAGCCGCCCATTCTAACGGATAAGTCGTAATTGAATTATTTAATGTTCTTCCCGTAGGTAACGAATTTGGTGTCATATAGTTATAATAATCCCACGTAACCGGAGTTTCAATTCTATGGTTACTTGAGAACGTATAAAACAATTGTTTGTTAAACGAAGATGGGTTACCTAATTTAAAATAAACATCGTAGTTTAAAAATTGATTAATTATATTTGAAATATTTGATAACTGTTTATTTTGAATATTTTCCACCCATTCCACATTATTTGTTGCCGTATTTGGAATTTTCATCATATTCCTCATTAATGATTGGAAATTTTTAAAAGATTTTTGTGTTTCAGTATCTGTTGAGTTTATATCTGTCTCATAATCGTAGATAGATATTGAGAAATTTAAAAACTCTGTTTCAAAGTTATCTAAAGCGTCTCTATCAAAAACTGAAAAAATTTCACTAATTTTTGTATAGTCCTGACTTAACCCATTTATGGAGAAATTTTCTTGAGCTTCTTGACCTGAAAAGATTTGTTTTAGGTAGTGAATAGGTTCCGGTTTTATTACTTTAGTATTATCAAAATATCCATAATTAGGTGAACCCCAAAATAATCTAGCAGAACCATTGTACATCGCAGTATTACCGGTAACTTGATAAACTAAATTATCTGATGTGTCAAAACACTCATTTTTAGTTTGGTTAATTAATCCCCCATGAGATGGTAGAATATAGATATATTGTCCATAATCAGCAACAATAGATACAGACCAAGGGATTACCGAAATAGTTTGACTATTACCTGTTGTAGTCCCTGTTACATTATTTATAACCGCCTCAGGAACATAATTTAACAATATACCTTCACTAAACCCATTTTGAATATCAGAACTAGTATAACCTGTATAAACATTATATCCTTGATAAAAAACATTAAAATCGTTAATTAATTTAGGATAAAATCCTGTGTTAATTATTGTTTGAACGTTAGTTGCCCCCATTGGAATTGAGAATGTTGGAATTATGTTTGTTGTTTCCAACACCATTGTCGTCGCAGAAACTTGTCCCGGAATAGTAAAATTATAAACTGTTGAGGCACTATTATTAACCGGGTCATAATTTTTAACCGCGTCAAACTTTTTCCAACAATTATCTAAAATATCAACATTAGTATTAACATATTTTTTATAACGATGCCAAATTGAACCTATTTTTAATATCCAAGCATATGGGACTTTATGAAGAGCCGCATATTTTTTCATAGACGCGAATATATAGTCTAAATTCTCATCAGAATAATTTGTATCATTACCTGTGTATGTTTTATATTTTTCCCTTAGTGTCGATAAAGGTAAGCTATTAATAAACAAATAGGCGGAACTAATATATGGGTTTGCATCTTGATTAATAGAATTCACCACACCCTCTTGAATTGAGTTTATAAAATATGGTGTATTAAAAATTGATGTAGTTTGATAACTACTAACAAGTCCACTATAATTTAAATATTTGACATCCCCTTCAGTTGGTAATTGATTAGTATATGTTCTAGTACTATAAAAATTCCTCAAATCATCGTCAACAATTGTTGGCATTACAACATTTTTATAAACAAAATTTGTTATTGGTTTTTTAACATCTTCAGATTGGATATCACTGAAATTTGAAATAACTTTTTTATTGGGGTTATAAATTAACGTTTTTGTTGTATTAAACGCTAACGTTTCATCTGTAGAAACACCATTCGCCAAATTACCTTTTACCCAAGTCTTATCTGTAAACGGATAAGTGTCAGTAAAGTCATACTTATTTGATGTTGTAGAAGTCGCAACATAATCAACAATATCTTTTTCATTACTTAACGAAACTAATGGTTGTGATTTTGAATCATTTATTTCATCAGATGTTTTAAACTCAAAAGACGCGTTTTCAACAGTATTTTTTATATACCCCGTGTTGAAAATACCTCGTATGTAGTTTTGCCAACTAACCGAAACACCCTCATTTGATATATGTTTTAACACACTTTGAAAATTAGATGAGTTAAGATTATACTCTTTTAAAGTTTTAATTAATTCAACATCACTATTATCTGAAACACTCTTTGATATATTTATATTTTCTCCTTCACCAATAACGTTAGCAATTTTATCCGCCTCAGATGTTGAAACATTAGTTCTATCTAATTTGGAATAATGTGAGGTCAACAATACTCTTTCATATATTTCATAAATAAATTTACTAATAACTTTATTTTGATACACCTCATTACTGATAGGAAATTCAATCGCACCTAATGAAACTCTATTCGTGTCTTTTGTGTCATTAGAAGTTTTAGCTGGTGGTTGTGGTGGTGGTGTTTTTTGAGTCAAACCCTTAATGAATTCTTCAACAAATTCTATTTCCGGCCAAACATCATATAGGTAACCTTTAGTTTCACCAACAATATCACTATCCCCCGGATATCTTAACTCATACTTTTCCTGACCATTTTCCCCTGTCGTTTCTTTAATAACTTGAGGCCAAGGATATACCGGTTGATTTTTATCGTCCCCCGAACTTTTATTATCCGCACTAGCGTTTGCAATTTGTTTGTCAAAAATAACACCTTTTCTAATTTTAGAATCTCTTTGCTCCCAAGCTTTTGTGTGAACATCATCCATTAAACGTAAAAACGCCTCTCCATTAGCAAAAACAACCGCTAACACATTTCTAATTGTTGGTACAAACCCGATACCATTGTCTTTATTCTCCAATAACTCAGCAAGAGCTTTTGTTAACTCGTCTTCAACTAATCCTCTGTTAGTTGTTAAAAGAGTATTCATTTTATCTGTTAAATCGATAAACGAACCCTTTCCTTCAAACACAAAATAGTTTTGAACAACTTCTTTTGCACCATTTTTAAGGGTTATTTCAGTATTATTAAAAAGATTTGTGGTCGCCAACTCTGCTTGGAATTTTGTTAAATCTTCTGGTGTTGGTTGACTATTTTTTTTCTGTAATTTATATGTTTCAGTTAAATTAATATCATTAGGGTTAATATCTATTGTAAAAACACCCTTTGTTTCGTATTTAACACTATTTGGAATAGAACATTTCGTAACTTTCCCGTTGATTGTATAACTACCTTTACCATTGACATTACCACAAGTAACATTTTCATTAAGTAATGTATTATACTTCCCAATTAACCCTTTTAGTTTTGAAATCGCGTCACTTTTCTTTTGAGGGTCTAAATTTTTCTTGAAGGTGTAAACCTTTGTGTCTAATTTATTTAAAATATAGTAATTCTCAGTATCCATAAATTCATTAAACCACGAAGTTTTTACCGTATAAAACACTTCTTTTTGATAGTCCCTCAATTGGGTTCCATAAGTGTCTAAATTAGTTAATGGGTCTAAGTTTTGTTTTGTAAATGAATCAAGAACATTCTTAATGAAGTTTTCTATTCTATCCTTCATCTGCATTAATGTGATTTCAGGAAAATCATTAGGTATTAACCCTTTTGACTTATACTCACTATACATTTCAACTATTTTCTGATAACCTCGTTCAACAACAACATTATCTGTTTTAGTTGTTGTAGATGGACCACCACTAGTTCTAGTAATATTAAATCTTGATTGATACATATGTGGTGTTGCTAAAAGAGCACCCATAGTAACATCACTTAAAACAGTATATTTGTATGTGTAAAACTTCAAAGCAATTGTAAAATTAGCCGTATTAGAATCATATGTTGTTGTGAAATTTTGTAACATTAACCCTAATCTAACCGCTTTACCAAAATACCCTTTAATTGTTAAATGAAATAATGGATATGGTAAATTAAAAAATGCCGCATATGGTGAGTTATCACCAGCTTCAAACAAAGCACGTCCTTTCACATCAACTAAAGTAATATCAATTGTTGGTAAGAAATCTAACCCTTGTCTAATATTAATCGAAGTGATTCCTAACAAACCATTATCTACCGCTCCGGGTTTACCCCCTGAACTAATTGTTTGTTTAAGATAAAAATCATCACTGTTATTTGGGTTTGTAATACTTTGGAAAGTTGGTTGGTTAACACCTTCTCCTCTTATCGCACCTTTACCTGTTATTTCATCAGTATATGAATTATCTAAATATGGTTTATCACCCGGTTTTAAAAAATTAATTTTAGCGATTGATACTGTTCTAATAGAATCATTATTTGCGGTACCAAGAGCTAATTTAGTTCTCGGTAAAACACTACACTCAAGATTGGCATACATTACTAAATCTTCTTGCTTTACAAATCTATCTTTTACTTTATTATCACTATCAACAACCTTGTTTGGGTCAATAATTGTAATATTGTTATAGTCGAATTCGACTAATATATTTTCGGGTTTACCTACCATAATAATAGAAATGATTGTCTAATTGAGATTTATATTCTTGTAAAGATGATACTAAAGGAAATGGAATTGTCAATATAGCAGCATCCGGGATAGCCCACTCATTTCCCCCAAAAATTGGGTTTGCGGCTAAAATTAACCACCCAAATGTTGGTGTACCATAATATTGTTGAGATATTTTATCCAATCTAGATTGACCTATCTTATAAATTACTCTTTTATCTGATGATTTACTTGAAATGGAGATGTATGGGACAACACTCTGTTCACCATTTATTAAAAATTCATTATACCTATTATAATTTTGTCTATTAGTCATTTTTAATTAAATTGAGTTTTATCCGTCCAAATTGTTTTATCACCTGTATTATCACCTTTATACAATAATATTAAATTATTAGTTTGTTCATCATTTGTTGGTGAAGGTTCTGTAGTATACGTAAACTTACGTACTTTTCCCTTATTATAAATGTTATCTTTAGTCCACCCAATATAGTCAGGCGATTTTTTAAGAGATTTAATATTTTTTTCTTCAAAATCTAATTCTTCAATTACACTATCTCTAAATTTATCAACAATTTTGTTAAAATTTTTAGATAAGTCATCATAAGTATTATCCAACTCATTTGTAATAATTGCAGATTTAAATGTGTTGAAATTACTTCTATTATTGAATACTTGAGCCATAACCATAAAAAATCTTTTATCAGTTAAATCATCAAACACCGCCGAAGTAAATCCTCCCGGTTCAGTATATCCATTACTAATTATATTAAAATCTACACTACTTAAAGTTTCATTATATTTATTCATTCTAGTCGCAACCAAATCATAATCAAATATCATTTCTTGGAATGTGTCCACACTCTCTTGAGTATCACCTCTGTCAACTTCTTCAGTTGCGGTAATTGTATAAATTTTTGCTTTACTATCTATCAACACACCATCAGATAATGTTGTCACATAATTAATTTTTCTAAAAACTTGTACCATACCCTGTTCTTGTTCAACAATCTTATTACTAATTTCCTCAATCCCGTTACTGAAATCCGTCTGCATTGCTTTAATGTAATTTGTTAAATTAGTTGTAACACTCCTAACCGCTGTTGTGTCAGTAAACACACTATTTAAACCAACAATAATAAAATTAGTGCCACTTGATATATCATTTAATAATGCCGAAAATAAATCAATCACTCTTTGTTCATAAACTGACTTACCATAGATTGTAACTAATTGACTTGATGTTCCCATATTAAATTCACCACCTGTATATTGTCTTTCTTGAGTCATTAATTGCCAAACACCACCATTATATGATTTAATTGTCGATTCTGATTGATTCACTAGATTTACAATATATTCTTTACTAACATCCAATAAACTATCCATAATTTTCATATAAGTGATATCACCTGTTTGACCACTAGCACCATTAACAGTTGTTTGAATTTGTCCAATAGTTTCTCCCGCAGAATTTGTTTGTTGATTATCAACTTGAGTTTGCGTAGGTTGTTCATCAATTAAATCTTGGAAATATTGTTTGTCTAATTTTTTCCAACTATCATCGGTCGCTTTAGCTCTTTCGTCATAAATTTCAGTATTAGCGTAGTAATTGAATGATAATGCGTTTTGTAATTCTTCAACAGGTTTTTCAAGACCCATACCACCAATAATATCAAAATTCATTGAAACATTAGCAATCATAGGTTGAATACCAATTCCTTCAGGGTTTAAATCAAACACTAATGGTTCGTATGAGAACGCAACACTTTTTGGTATTATTTTACAATTATAAAAATCCCCAATCCTTAAAACTAATACCGGTGGAGCACCAAAGGAGGTATTTAAGGCATCATTTGCAACTATCTGTCCATTATCCCCAATAACCGGAATTGTTTCACCAGGACGAACACATTGATTCAAGAAGGTTAAACGAGAGTTTAATCCTTCCGGTGTCATAGAGTGGAACGCAGGATTAAAATATTTGATTTTTTCCTGAATAGAATCATATAACATAGGAACCTCTTTTTTAACAACATCAAAATAATCACATTCAGAAAGTAATCTTCTTACAATTAGTTTACTAATCCCATCCTTTATTGTTTTTTCTGTTCGATATGTTGGTTTTGGTTTTGGTTTTGGTGCCACTACCGGAGGTATTATAACATCCTCAATAATAGGTTCTACCGGTTTATCAACAGGTGTTGCCGTTACTTTTATATCTTTTAATGTAACTCTTCGACAAGCCATTGCACTAACAGAATACTTTTGAGAATCTTTAGTAACTTTATTTGTTTTTGATAAAATATCGTCAGTACAGTTAACTGACGCACCAAAAACACCTGTCGATGATTGTGGGAATGAAACAACTTCTCCCTCACCTTTATTAACATCAAGAAACGTTAGTGTCTTATCCACATCAATAAATGGTTTTAATTTAGTTGTTTGTAAATATTCAACAACAGAATTTTTTCGTCTTATGGATAATTTTACATTGTAATCTTTACTCGCAGGAGCGGAAGCTGAACTAGTTAATAATATTTGAATAGTCCCTGTTTTTTCACTTAATATTTTAAAAGCATCTTCAACAAAACCAGAGTTAATCTGATTAAAATTGTCAATAACAACATTAGTAAAAAATGGTTGAACATTTAAATTAATACTTGGTGGACTAAAAGTATTTGTTGATATCGCAACATATTGGTCTTGATTCATAGTACTAGTGTAATTATCATAATCCGCCTTATATGATGAGTTTGGTTTTTCCGCAGTTTTATTATTTGGTCCCGGAACATCATTATCAAAATAGAACCCTAAATTATTATACTTACTTAAATCGGCAATTGATAACTCAGGGTTTGATTTTGTCGAACTATTACGAGGCGTTGTTACCGTTCCAACCGACGCATTTCCTTCATTACTACTAATAACCTCTTTTGCGGTATTTTTATCTAAATTAGGGTCGTTTAATATCTGTTGATAAGTATATAAATCTTTAGTTGGGACAGTATTGAATTTTTTAGCCAATTCGTAAATATCATATTTAACACAACCCGCAAAAAATGAATCAATAATAGAATTAATTCTTTCTTTATTCTGTCCTTTTAATTGTTTCTCAACAATAACATTCATAACCGAAGGGTGGTCAACAATTATTTTCCAACTTAATGTTCCACTTCTTCTAGTGTCTTTATATGTATAGATTGGTTCGGGTCTACCTAAGAAAGAAGTTTCCGTCCAATTAGCGTTACTTGTATCGTTAAATTTAATATCATATGGTGGAAACCACATAACTCTACCCCCGTTTGGTCCTTTTTCACAAACAGGTAGTTCATCATAAGTAAAACCTTGTTTACTTGATGTTCTCCAAGCCAAATTCTCAATTGAGAACATATATTTTTTAGCATACCCACCAATACCATTTGGTCCATCGGCAATAATATTTGTCGACCCCGGATTTCTTGTTGGTGAAATATTTAAATTAAATGTGTTGTCAAATACTGAACTAGCAAATTTTCTTCCTGATGTTGTAATACCATCTACTTTTTGTAAATCATTATATGTGTAATATGGTGTGTCTTTAGTAAAAACTCTACAATATTCAATACCTGCCTCACCACCGGTTGTTTGGTCAGTATACGACACAACCTGAGAACCTTTTGTCATTTCTTTATATCCATCGTGAAACACTTTACTAACTTGATTAATAGCATTACCGACGTGTTTTAGTCTTGAAATTCCTTGAACATTATCAGCAGAATTTACTAATCTTTGAGTTTCATCTAAAATTGATGTTGCTTTAAACACAAAATTAGTTGATTCGTCTTTAAGGTAATTGCTACTAATTAAATTAAATTCAGAATCCGCTGAACCTGACCCACCTCCGGGTGTCGCTTTGAATCCCGCATTTGGTTTATATTTTGGTGATGTCCAAACAAATTGTCCATCAATACCACCACCATCACTTAATGATTTAGCCGCAAGTCCAAAGTTAAGAGTGTCTTGATTACCCTCAAATAAAATACCTAATTCAGATGGTCCATATACCGGAACATCTTCTTGTTGTCCAAAAGCGTTAACAGGAACTTGATTTGGTGGTGAAGTTATTGTAGATGGTTCAGCATTTCTACTACCAACATAATAACCACCAACTAAGGTTCCATTATCAGGGTTTATTAAACTAACAATAGCTTGCCCAACACCTAATAACCCACCAAAAGTTTTATTATAACTTGGTTGATAACGATTATAATTTAGATTTCTAAATAAAACAGACCTTTGTCCATTTCCGGTGTTCGCCAAAAATATTTCAGAAGGGTTTCTTTTAGCATTTAAAATTGGACCCAAAAACCCACCTGTTAATTGATTAACTACGTTTAACGCGTTTGATGTTTGTTGTGTTTGACCATTTCTTGTGTTATCTGTAAAATAATCTCCCGGAATTGGTGAAACAGGCCAATACGCACCACCTAATCTTGTAATTAAGTCAGCGGCTGCCGTAATAGGGTCCTCAGGTGACGTAATCTTCCAATTTCTATAAATTAAAGGTTCTTGTCCTGAAATAATTAAACTAGCCTCAAATGGGTCCGATAGTGATTCTAAATTTACTTGACCAACTGTGTTTATAAAAATTTGTCTAGCTATCCTATCTTGAAACGCCTCGTTTAATTGTAGAGCACCTAATCTCGCTAAATACGAATCCTGAGATAATGAACCATCACTACCCGTAGGATTTGTTGATAATAATATTGAATAAGGAGAATAGGTTGAAGGTATAAACGTAGACCCATATGGTTGATGTATTGGTGCTGCTAACATTTGTGTGGTAACCCCAAACAAATTGCTAAATCCACCAACAGGTCCATAATAGTTTACAATATACGCTGTATCAATAAAAAATTCATTAACTAAATCTAACACAGTATCATCCGGACTATACTCACCCTGATTTGAATTTACCGGAAGAGGAGCTCCATTATAATCTATTATTGTGTTATAACCTCCATTAGGACCATATTCATTTAATGGATATAATTGTGCAGCAAATGGGTCATTAGCAATTAAGTCATTTGGTGAATCAATAACATTACTAACATTTAAAACTGTTTCATAAGTTAAATTACCAACTTGTGGTGAATATACTCCGACAACATTATATGGGGCTAAATTTTTAGCCAATAAAATATCTCTAAATGAAGATGATGAAGCAAATGATAATGTACTATTTGACATATTTTTTTTCTTTTATAATAAATAGATTAATAATCTATTTTAAGGTCGTTCATTTTTAACAGGATTCATTTTATTAATACCATCTCTAACACTAACTGTTAATTTTTCCATTAATGCGGGATTTGTAAAAATTTGTTCCATTTGTTTTGCATCAATATTTGGAGAATTAGAATCCACTTTAACATTTAAATTAACGTCCATTGTTGATTTTTGATTTGACACTTGTGAACTACTAGTCCCAACTGTTCCTCGAGGTATTGATGAATTTGTTGAGGATGGAGGTAAGGTCCCTGCCATCATTTGGTTGAATGCCTTTATTGTACCTGTTGCCATAGGAAATTCCGCACTTAGCTTATCCGCCTGAACTTGTACATTTGAAAATGAATCCATTAATTCTTTTTTTACAAACCCTCCAAAACTAGACATAATATTTCCTAAAACATCTGTTTTTTCCCCTGTCGCCGCATATTTTGCAATCGCAGTTTTTAGTGAGTCCACAGTATTATCAATACCTTGAGCAATGTTTTTTGCTGATAACCCTTCACCTGGAATTTCTGACGCCGCGGTGGCAACCGCTCTCGTCCCTTTTAATATCCCACCTGCAGTTTCACTACGAGCAGCACCTAAACCCGTTCTATCCGCCAAACTATTTATCGCTGCCGTAATAGATTGTGTTGCGGTTAATTGTTGTTTGGCTAACTCTTCCATTGTTGGAGGAGCGGTATTTGCCATTTTTTCAAGAGCTTCTATTTCAGGACCTGTTAATTTACTAACATCTTTAGTTTCTCCCGCGGCTGTTTTAATTTCATAAGTTCCACCGGCACCCATTTCTGCCATATTGGCAATCATTTTCTTTTGGTCCTCAGTCGCGCTTGGAAAGGATATTTCCTTCATTTTCTTATCTAAGTCGGCACTACCTAACGCCATTTTAGTAATGTCATTATATGATATCCCCATAGCACTTGAAATCTCTCTCAATTGTCGTTTCGCTCCCGGCATAATTTCAAAATGTCCATCTTTACCCAATTGAACAAATTGTTTACTCATTTGTGCAATTTGATTTTGTAATTCAGCAGGGTCATTTTGAGCTAAATCCATTAATTTTAATGGGTCTAATAATGAACTTTGTGAAACACCTAATCGTTGCATTGATGCGGCTAAATCAATCGCTTTTTCAGGGTCAAATAATCTGTCAGCCAACTCTAATGTTTTACCCATATCAACTCTTAACGCTGTTGATTGTGCTGCCATTTTTGCCAAACCTTCAACACCACCAGCAAAATTAAATTTATTAAGAGCCTCCATATTTTTAATAACTGCACCTGACACCGCCTGAGCATTAACCCCTGATTCTCGAGCAACATTAACAACTTTTAACATTTCACTTGTTGCCCTTCCCGCACCAATACCCGCGTCCGCCATACCTGCAACAATATCTTTAACAGATTGTCCGGTAACTTTCATTGTTGCGTATAAATCTTTAGTTGTTTTTTCTGATAAAACAACGTTTCTACCTAAAGTTTCGGACGCATCTTTTTGTGTCGCAAGAACATCTGCAATATCACCACCTAATTTTCTTACTGAAGTAACAGCCTCCGCCATACTACCACGTAATAAATCCGACATAGCCTGACCTTGACCAAATTTCTTAAGCATTTCACTTGCCGCATTATCAAGTGTCAACACTACTTTTGCTATTGCGATTGGGTCAAAATTAGACCCAAGGGCGTCCCCTAGTCCTTTTATCCCTCCTGTTGAAGTACCCTCCGGTGCTTTATCTACCATAATTAAATGTGTTTCTAAATAAATACACCAAACATAGTTTTTAAATCACTAGTTTGGTGTGTTATTCTCGATTACTCGATTTATTAAATATTTTCTAACATATGTCGGCATTGTGTGGAAATCCGAATATGATACGTATATTGTTTGAGCTAAGTACAAATATTCCTCAATTAATAATTGTCTATGATTAGAAGAAAGGTCGAAAAAAGTCCACCCCAAAGGTTATCTCGAAAGATACCAATTCTCCTGAAGGGGCGATTACACTTCTTTTTAAGTCCAATGACGGTTCATTTTCTCTTAAAAAACTTCTTATGTATTTAGAATCCATAATTGGTAGTGAATCAACAAATAACGCAATTTTTGATTTATCTGAACTACCATCAACTTCAACAATATGTTTTAACAGTTTCCAAGTAATTTTAGGGGCTTGTCTACCAACGGGATATTGTTCCACCATTTTATCTAATTCAATAGTATCATAAAAAGTTGTTGGTCTTAATTTTACTGTAACACCTGTTCTTGGTAATTTAGTTGTAAACGTCCCATCTTCATCAGGTTTAACTTCAGTTTTTCTAATGTTTAATTCATCTAAAATAACCGAACCAATAAATGGTTTATCAGTTCCCGGGTCAATTAAATTAACACTATATTCCGAACCAAAAGAAGAGTTTCTTAAAAAAATTAAAATCGCCTCAACATCACCGTCTAATAGTTCTTCAGGACGTAAATCGTGTTCATACATTTTATTTCTCAATAGTTTTAATATAATATTTTCACTATTACGACCAGAACCGATTAAATAATTTTCATCATTTGCCGTTAAATAACCAATCTTAACAGCTTTCTTTTTTGATTTATAAAAAATCCCTCCGGTTGGTAATTGAACCACATCGTGTGGTAAGCTGAAATTTTCAGTTGCAGCGTCTATTAAATTTTGTTCCATATAATTTTGTTTTTATTATAAATAATAGGATATGTTTTTTTTATATAAATAAAAAACCCCACATAATTAAATGTAGGGTGTAATATATTTTATTTTAATTGATTAGTAAACTAATACACATCTATCCATACGAAGTGTCGCAGAAATTGTTGCCAATGCGTCTGAACTATAAGCTAAAGTATCAAAGTTAACATCAGATAAGAAAGTTCCTTCTAATATCCATTTTTCAACAACAACACCTGTTGGGTCTAACATCTCAAGGTCAATGTTTTTCTTATACCCCGCAGCATATCCCATACGTCCTGTAACAGACTCCGCACATAAACGCACCCATTCCATAAGTGCTTGTGATGCTGAAGGTCCAATTGGGTCTCTAAATTTGACATTAATTGTTCCCCAAGTAAATCTACCCGCAACATAAGTTGAAGTGTTTAAAAAGGGTATCTCAACGTCTTTAATAGTGATATGTGGTCTAGCAGCCGACTCTACAAACCATTCGTTAATCCCTAATGTAGAAGGGAATCGTACAATAAACCTATTTTGTCTTTTTGGTTCATACGGTATGGGCATTTTCATTAATAAATCAGCCATTTTCTATTTGTTTTTTAATTTTTATTTTTTTATCTTGTTTATTATAAATATAACCTATTTAATTTTTTTCTCTTGACTTTTAGAATTAAAAAATCTATCATTCTAGAAATCCTAGTTTTTATATTAATAGTTTTTATTTATTAATTATTTTATAATAAATATTTTAATATTCTTTTTTAATTCCTCCTGCTGTTGAATATGTTTTAATTATATTCTCTGGGTCTTGCTCAAAATGTTTTTTCACTACATCCACATTTTTTAAGTCGTCATCTGAAAAACCTATCTTAGGGACAAAATAATTATTTATTTTATTTTTTAAGAAAGCTTTCTTTTGTATATGTTGAGACATCGCCTTAACATATTGAACAAACTCTTTTAATGCGTTAATTTTACCTTGTTCCGGATTTGTTGCAGAACCCTCACCGTAACTTACCGGATAAAATCTACACAAGTCTAAATATTCTCGAATCATTTCTCTTTTAGAGACATTTTCTTCATCCGCTAAATCACGATATTTTTCTAAATTTTTAACCAATTCGTCTGAATCAATCCCATTTGTATTTGACACAATATAATTGTAACAAGCCTCTTTTAATATTGAAGGTGTGTGTCCTCTAGCGGTAACAATTGAAAAAATTGAACCGTTATTAATTGCCTCAACAAAATCATCCCAAGCCGGACCCGGTTTTGCGGTTATCGCATCAACAATAAATTGTTTATCACCCTTTACACCAAACCATCTAAAAGGGTCGTTTGCAAACCCTACGATTGTGTGACCATCAAATTCTAAAGGTTCTTTTCCAACTTCTTCTCTGTAAGTTGCAAAATCTTCAGTAGACATTCCTACTTCGTCACCTTCTTCATCTTTCAAGATTATCTTTGTTGGCATTGAAACAATGTTATCATCCCAATCAAACGCGTAATACTTTTCATCGGGGGCACCAAACTCGTCAATACCTTCTTTTATTCTATTTTTTAACATATCTTTATATTAAGGCTTATTATGACCCACTATTACAATGGGTCATAATTTTATTTATTATATATTCTCGAAAGAAGCTCCTGTTGGAGTAATATAGAACGTAATGTCTATAAATTCTAACGATTTGGTTGGTTTGATGTAAATCTTACCTGTCATTTGATTTCTATCTAAATCAGCCGTATCTGACGATACTGTAACTCGGAAATCATATAAACCTCTGTCTCTTCTGATAGCATCCAAGATAGGGTTAACCGCGTCTAAGAAGTCTTGTCTTACTTTTTGGTCGTTTTGTTCAAACAATAATCTTACAGATACCGCTGAAATCAATTTACGAGCTTGAAGTAATAATCTTCTTACGTTTATTCTATCAAGTGCCGATTGAGCCACTTGTAGTGTTTTATTACCCCAAATTACCGTCCCAACATCAGAGAAAGTTGCAATTGGATTGATACGTCCTTGGTAAAGGGTGTCTCTATCTTCTTGAGTAAGTTTCTTTCTCGCTTTGATTGCGTTTACGATACCTCTTGTGTAACCTGCCGCCGCGAACCAAGGGAAAGCGATGTTGTCGGTTAACGCTAAGTTTCTAACAACTTCTGCCGTTGGTGGTAAGTAGATTTGTGTATTGTTAACACTATCTCTTGTTAATACCCAAGGGTAGTATGTTGCGGTATAGTTAGAGTCGACTCCTGTAGTTTCTAAGTTATTTATTGCCTCTTGAGGGTAAATTAAATCAGTTGCCAAGTTTACTGTTGGCATAAACAAATCAATATCCGGTGTTGTACAAACGTATAATGAGTCAGCTCTGTTAAATTCAATCATCTCAATCGCATCTTCAACTAAATCAGAATTATTAACATAATCAATACCCGGAGTAACAAATAAGTTAATATTCACCGCCTCAGGATTAGAGAATGTTTGTTGTCCTAATAAGTAAGCGTAATAATCGGTGTTTGCCCAATCAACATTATTTTTTCCAACAGTAATTTTCTTGAATGCTCCCCATCCTGTTGCCGTTGGATATTGTATACTTGTACAAGCCCCGTTTAAGTAACCTCTTCTACCTAATTTAAATGTGTCGGTATTTGTTCTAGATTCTCTATAGATATCCCAACCATCAAATCCTCCTTGAACTAATAATGAGAATTTACGTGAATAAATTCTGTAATAAGGACTAACTTCACTATCAGGGTCTGATGTAAATGGTGCGTCACCAACAAAGAATTCTGGGTTAGATGTTCCCGGATAAACAATTGATGATGCGTTAACATCCATATGGAATCCTCTTGTTTTATATGTCCAATCATTCCCTTCCACAGCTGTACATAAATCTAATGGTAATTGTTTACCTTTATATTGGAAGAAATCAGGGTCATATCCTGCACCATATCCTGTAGAAATACCTAAGTAAGTTCTACGAACATTATC